GTTTTGATTCAGCCGCGCACCCCTCCCGCAATCAGTGACGTTTTGGCGCGGTTGACAGCCCGGCCCATTGCCTTTCGAGCTGGTGCGGCTTAACCTTGTAAACTATGACCGAAAACATCAGCAGATCAGAGCTGGCGCGGTGGGCGGGCGTGACCCGCGCCGCTACCAGCAAAGCGTGTAAACTTGGCGGCCCGTTGTACGACGCGACCGACGCCGGCGGCGTGGACCCGGCGCACCCGCTGGTGCGGCAATGGCTGTCGAGCCACGGGGTCGATGAGTTGCCCGCACCCAAACCGACGACGCCCGGACCTACCCCCAGGAAACGGGCTCCACGAAAGCCGAAAGCCGCCCGGGACCCGACGCCCGCCCCTGATATACCCGAACCGCCGCGCGACACCCCGACCCCGGTAATGCCGTACGAGCTGAAAGACTTGGAAAACATGACGGTGCGGGACGTGGTAATGCGCTTCGGTAGCGTGGACGGCTTCAAGCGGTTCGTGGATTCGCTGAAAAGTATTGCGGAGTACAAGCACCGGGAGCTTCGAGTACGCCAGCAACGGGGCGACCTGGTGGAACGGGAGAAGGTCGTGGGCCTGGTGTTCCCGCTAATCGAGGTCGCTTTCGCCCGCCTGGTGTCGGACGTGCCGGACTCCGTAAGCAAGATAGTGGTCGCCCGTTGCGAAGCTGGCGGGCCCGAAACCACCGCGGACGTTGTGCAGCTAATCCGGGACGCGAACAGCCGGGTGCTCAAAAACATGAAACAAAGCGCCGAACGATTGGAGTTCCTAAACGATGGAAATTGAGAACCGCCGGCTGGACGAACTGACCGTCGCCAAAAATAACAGCCGCACCCACTCACCGCAGCAAGTCGAACAGATTGCCGCCAGCATGGAAGAGTTCGGCTGGACAAACCCCCTACTGATCGACGAAGCGGGGGGCATCATTGCCGGCCACGGCCGACGCCTGGCCGCTATGCACCGGGGCGAAACCGAAGGGCCGTGCGTGGTCCTGGAAGGGCTAACCGGTGCCCAGAAACGCGCCTACATGATCGCCGACAACCAGTTACCGCTAAACGCCGGGTGGGACCTGGGCATGCTGAAAGCTGAAATCGAAGAGCTACAGGGCCTGGACTTCGATATTGACGTTTTGGGCTTCGATTCGTCGTTCCTGGACGAATTGCTGGCGGACGCGTTGCCGATGGAAGAACCCCCGGTACCAGAAGACGGCGACCAGGCCGACCCGGTGACAGTCGAAGGGGACGTCTGGCTATTGGGCGACCACCGGGTCATGTGCGGCGACTCAACCAGCGTGGATGCGGTCGAAGCCCTGGTGGGCGATGAACGCGCCACCCTGTTGCACGCGGACCCGCCCTACGGCATGGGCAAACAGAAAGACGGGGTGCAGAACGACAACCTGTACCGCGAAAAGCTGGACGATTTCCAGCTTGAATGGTGGAGCACCTGGCGAACCTTTCTGACCGACAACGGCAGCGCGTATATCTGGGGCAACGCGCCGGACCTATGGCGCCTTTGGTACGCCGCCGGCCTGGAAGCGTCAGAGGATTTCACCCTTCGAAACGAACTGGTGTGGGATAAGAAAAGCAGCCCCGGCATGAAGTCGGACGCAATGACCCAGTACGTCGAAGCCACCGAGCGTTGCCTGTATTTCCAGTTCGGGCCGCAGTTTTTAGGAAACGTAAACAGCGACCAGTATTGGGAGGGGTGGGACGAAGTGCGCGCCTACCTGGAAGCGCAAGCCGACGCGGCCGGGCTCACCTCGAAGCGGTGCCGGGATATTACCGGCGTGCAAATGTTCGCCCATTGGTTCAGCAAGTCGCAATGGTCGATGATCAGCCAGAAGTATTACGACGCCCTGGCCGACGCGTTGCCGGGTCACTTCGAAAAGCCGTACCACGAATTGCGGGCGGTCTATGAGAAATTGAAAGGCGGGTACCGCGGCCACGTTAACGGGATCCAGGGCGGTATGCGGGCCTACTTCGACAACGGCCACGACATTATGCGGGACGTTTGGGACTTTATGCGGGTGACGGGCGAAGAGCGCCACGGGCACGCCACCCCGAAGCCGGTCGAGATGATGGAACGGGTAATGAAAACCAGCCTGCCGCGCGGCGGTCTTTGCTTTGAACCGTTCTGCGGATCCGGTTCGACGTTGATGGGCGCCGAAAGAACCGGCCGGCGTTGCTACACCATGGAGCTAGCCCCGGCCTACGTCGACGCCACCGTTCGACGCTGGCAGAACTTCACCGGCCAGCGAGCCGTACACGCGGAGACGGGGCGCCTGTTCGATGACTGTTCTTCGTGAGCTGTTAACGAAAACGGGGGACGAAGCCGCCCAACTTTCCAAAACGTCCGACGCGGACACCCAGGCGGCCGTCGTTTTCCTGCTAAGCAAGATTAAAGCCAAAGACCACCGGGCGTTAGTTCGGTACCTGGAAAGCGAAGACGCCCTGGACGCCATACGGTCGGATTTCGAAGAGCACCGCCGGCAAGACGTGGGCACCCTGGCGAAGCTACTGCAGACGGCCGGCCGGCAGTTATCCCTGGCGGCCCTGGTGTCGATCGTCTTTATTCTGCAGAGCGTTCACGCCGGCGAACCGCTCCGGCTGAATTTCTCCCGCCAGGTCCAACTAACCGAACAGAACCACGAAATACCGAACGACGACAACGGCTGGCTGGTCGCCCAGATTGCGAAGCTAACCGACGAAAAGATGACCGTGAAGCCGTCGGAGTGGGCGGAAACGAACCGGTACCTACCCCCGTCGGTGACTTCTATGCCGGGGTTCTATTCTTACGACGTGGCGCCCTTCCTTCGGGAGATAGCGGACTGCCTGGCGTTCGATTCGTACGTTCGGGAGATTGACGTTATGAAGGGCGCCCAGATCGGCGCCACCGTGGGCGTTCTGGAAAACGCGATTGGCTACCTGATCGACCACGTAAAGTCGGCCCCGGTTATGCTACTGACCGCCGACTCGGAGCTTGCGAAAATTCGGGTGGATTCGTATATAACGCCGATGCTTCAATACTCCGGCCTGTCGCACCTTATCCGCTCTTCGGATGAATCCAACAAGCGCAAAACAGGCAACACGAAGACCCGGATGGAGTGGGCCGGCGGCGGCTTCCTGGTACCCTTCGGCGCGCGCAACGCGGACAAGTTGCGGTCGATATCCATTCAGGTGTTGCTGGAAGACGAAGTCGATGCGTTCCCGGACCGGGTGGGCAAAGACGGCGACCCGCAAAAGCTGGCGGAAGCGCGAACCAAGGCGTACTTCGAAACGCGCAAAATCGTTCGGATTAGCACCCCGCTGATCAAGGGGCGCAGCCGGATAAGCCGCGGGTATGAACGCGGCGACCAGCGCAAGTTCTACGTGCCGTGCAAGAATTGCGGAAACGACCAGGTCCTGGTCTTCCAGGGCGGCCGGGATAGCAGCGACGAAAAGCGGTACGGGCTGAAATGGGAAACCGACGAAGGGGTCCTGGTTCCCGGTTCCACCCGGTATGTCTGCAAGTTTTGCCAGCACGAACACCGGAACAGCGACAAAGCGTGGATGCTTCCGCGCGGCCAATGGAAAGCGACGGCGAAAGCCCGGGACCCGGAGCACCGAAGCTACCACATTTCGGCGCTATACTCTCCGGTCGGTATGTTCCCCTGGGATGCGATTGTTCGCGACTGGCTGGAAGCCTGGGACCCGGCGAACAACACCGTGCGCGATGTCGGGCTGCTGCAGGAGTTCTACAACAACAACCTGGGCGAGCCGTTCGAAATAATCGGGTCCCGTGTCCGGTTCCGTGCCGTGTCCGCCCACCGGCGGGCCGTCTATCGCCTGGGCGAAATTCCCAACAAGTTCGCGGCCCAGTACGCCGGGTCGCCGGTTCTGTTCCTCACTTGCCTGGTGGACGTTCACAAAAAGAATCTGGCCGTTTCTGTCTTCGGCTGGACGCGTGACGCGCGGTCGTTCCTGGTGGACTACTGGCGCTTCGAAGTGGAGGGCAGCGAAGACGACTGTGGCGAAATCAGTTCGCCCGTGTGGGGCCGCTTGCAGGCCCTTCTGGAAGAGTCGGTGTACACGGCCGACGACGGCAAGACCTACACGATAGCCCTGACCCTGGTGGATGCGGGCTACGCAAACGACACCGTGACCGCGTTTTGCTCCGCGTACGCGTCGGGCGTTTATCCGATATTGGGCCGGGAAAGGCCGTCGAAGAACCAGACCATTAAGGAGTTTGCGGAGTTCAAGACCCAGCAAGGCACCTACGGGTACCGGATCCTGGTTGACCACTACAAAGACCGCCTGGCCGGTGTTCTTCGACGGGAATGGCTGGAAGACTCGGGCGCCCAAAAGCGCTACCACTTCAATGCCCCGGTCGATACTACCGACGCCCAGCTTAAAGAATTGACCGTGGAAAGCCGCCGCGAAAAGCTGGACGACAACGGCGCCGTGTCGTACTACTGGCACCGGCCGGGCAATGCGCGCAACGAATTGTGGGACCTTTTGGTGTACGGGCACGCGGCCGTGGAGATACTGGCCTGGGGTATTTGCATTCAGCACTTCGAACTTCCTAGTGTTGACTGGCCCCGCTTTTGGGACTACATTGAGAAAGAGCAGCTATACTTCGACCCGCCATCCAAAGAAAAAGCGAAAATGTAATGGACCGCGAGTTTCTAAAGGCACGAATAGTGGCAACCAAAGCCGCCATAGTCGCGTACGAAGACGCGCTGACCGCCCTGGGAACCCAGGGGGGCGTGCAGTCATACACGTTAGACACCGGCCAAACCCGCCAGACCGTGACCCGCGCGGACATTCCTGGCATGAATCGAATGATCGACTCCCTGTACAACCGATGCGTGACCCTGGAAACCCGCCTGACGGGCTCCGGCGTCATAACAGCGAGGCCGGCATGGTAAGCAAGCCCAGCATACTTCAACGGGCAATCAACGCCGTGTGGGGTGCGTCGCACCCTGGCACGCAAGGCCCGGCGGACGGCATAACCAGCGTGGACAATTTGCAGCCGTGGAGCTACGCGGGGCAGACCCAGTTCGCGCCCTGGGAGAACTCCCTGTACGACGGCGGCAAGTTCGCCGGCGGCTTCGGGCCGACCCAGGTTCAGATGGTGGACTACTGGACCCTTCGCGCCCGGTCCGCCCAGCTCTTCAACGAGAACCACTACGCCCGCGGCATCATTCGCCGGCTAATCACCAACGTTATCAACACCGGACTAATGCCCGAAGCGTGCCCGGAAGAAGAGATACTGGGGCTGGCGGAAGACTCCCTGGCCGACTGGACAGAAGAGACGGAAACCCGCTTTGGCCTATGGTCGAAAAGCCCCCAGGTGTGCGACTTCCAGAAAGAATCGACTTTCGGGGCAGTTCAGCGCGCGGCGTATTCCGAGGCGCTTGTTTGCGGTGATGTCCTGGTCGTGCTCAGACAGAACCCGAAAACTAAACTGCCGCAAGTGCAACTGGTAAGCGGTAGCAGCGTACAAAGCCCGCTGGGTAGCAACGCCAGCATCCGGCGCGGCCATACAATCAAACACGGGGTGGAGTTCGACGCCGTAGGCCGGTCGACCGCCTATTGGGTCCGCCAGGAAACCGGCGAAACAAAACGAATCCCGGCGTACGGTGAAAAGTCCGGCCGGCGCATAGCCTGGCTGGTCTTCGCAACCGATAAGCGCCTGGACGACGTACGCGGCCAGCCGCTTCTGTCCATTGTTCTTCAATCCCTGAAAGAAATAGACCGGTACCGGGACAGCACCCAGCGCAAGGCCGTGGTCAATTCGTTTATGGCTATGTTCATCAAAAAGAACAGCGACAAGCCCGGGACGCTACCGATGACCGGCGGCGCCGTCCGCAAAGACAGCGTGCCCGTAAGCGATAGCACAACCGACGGCACGCCGCGCAAGTTTAACATCACCCAGCACGTCCCGGGCATGATCGCCGAAGAGCTACAGGAAGGCGAAGAGCCCGTAATGAAGGGCGGCGAAGGCACCGACGTTAACTTCGGCACGTTCGAAGAGGCGATAGTCTCGTCGATCGCCTGGTCGCTGGAATTGCCGCCGGAAATTTTGAAGCTATCGTTCTCTAACAACTACAGCGCGAGCCAGGCCGCCATTAACGAAGTGAAAATGGCAATCCACCTCAAGTGGGGCGACTGGGGTGA